GTTGACGTCAATAACCCCATTTTCAAGGTCAACGTCAGACCATTCAAGCGCCATTGCTTCCCCGATACGTAATCCCGTAGCTAAAAGTAGTTTATATAAGACAGTATTAAACAGATTTTTATAGTCTGATTTATCTAAAGTATCTAGATAGCTTAAGAATTGCTTTAATTCTTGTTTGTCTAAAAACTTGATTTTAGTTTTCTTTTCTTGTTTTTTACGGGGGGTGATAACGTCAAGTGCTGGATTATGTTCTAACAGTTGCAAACTAACGCCATATTTTAAGATACGCTTATTTAACCCAACTAATTTATGATAAGAGCCAAAAGCGTTCTTACTTTGTCTATTTGCTTTGTTCGCCCATTTATTCACTTGTTTTTGAATAACGGGTGTTGTTAGCTTATCTAGTCTATATTCACCAAAGGCGGGCAATAGGTTGGCTTCTAAATAGCTTTTAACAGTTTTTTCTGTATTGGGTTTAACTGTATTCTTGTAACTATCCCACCAAAGTGAAACAAGCTCCCTATAAGTTTTTACATTTACTTTCTTTTTAACGGTGTATCCGTTACGAGCAAATTCATTTATAGCCTCACGGGTTTTTATTTTTATACCCTTTTTAGTGGTAGCGGTGATAGTAGTACGAGCTTGTTTGCCTGTTACTTTATCAATACCTAAATAGATATTAGTACGGTACACAATAGTTCCGTTTTTCTTTTTAACTTCTTTGATATTCATGTATAAACCTTTCCATCAGCAGGCAAGCGTGATTGTTGTTAGGTATTTATACATGATAGGATGGTTCATCCGGTCATATTGTGCTAAATATTATCTTTTAAGTTTTCAATTTTATTCTTCAATAATTCTCCTTCATGCTGTCTATCTTTTAGCTTAAGAAGAATTTTCACTGTTTCTTGCAAAATAGTGACTTGATCGATTAATTGTTGAGTGGTATTCAATAATGTATCAACTGAGTATGTGTCTGGATCAAGTTGTTTGATGAGTATTTTTACTAATTCATCAACATTTTTGTCTGATTGTTTATATAAATTGTAATAATTTTCGTATTGAATATTTGTCGCTTTTTGGAGCGTTGGGAGTTCTTTTTCCATGTTATCTATGACTTGATCATATGCTAACAGATAACTTAAAGGTACTTTGAAGAGTTTTGCTAATTTTTCCCATATCTCTTTATTTCTAGGTTCTCTTTCACCCTTTTCATAATACATTAACTGACTTGTAGATACTGAGACATTATATTCTTCTTTCAATGTTTTACTAAGTTGTTTGAGAGACATCCCTTCTTTTTGTCTTAATTCTTTTAAACGATTTAAATGTTTAGACATACTTCCTCCTTTCTAACTTTACAGAGCTAGTATAACATAAACGAGAATGTAAAAAAAGAAAAATTCTCAAAACGAGAATAAAAACCCTTGACATTCTTAAAAAGAGAATGTTAGAATATATCTGTTCTCAAAAGAAGAACAACGAAGAGAGGTGAGAAATGTGATTATTTCAAAAGGAATGGCTGAAAAAGTGCGCGTTAAACGTGGAAAATTATCAATGACCAAAACAGAATTATCTTTAAAATTGGGAATTGCTAGGCAAACGTTAGCGAAAATAGAAAAGGGAGAATATAAGTGTCCTGTACGTATTTATGAAAGTGTTGTGAATTGGTTGTTAGAAGATTTATAACAATTTCAAATATGGGGTCATTTCTGCTGAGCCTATAGGGATGAGGTATCAAAACGATACCCCATAATAAAAGCTGAAAGAACGTTTTGTTCCCTCAGCTAAAACAAAAAGCCATGTACAGGCGACCAAACCAATGTACATGGCTAGAACGAATTAAACAACAAAACAGCAGGCAAGCGTGATTGTTGTTAGGTATTTAGCAAAGGAGTATAAAACACCTTTGTAAAAGTTTATATAGCTTAATTTTATCAAAGATAAGCTATTGTGTCCATATGGAGAGCGGAAACTCTTAAAACTACAAAATAATTGGTATGTATAGTAAAAAGCAAAATAGGTATAAGAAAACAGCATTAAAAGGCAACAAGGAGAAAATAAAATGAAACAAGAAACACAAACGATCTTTCTAACGGCGAATACTTTGAAAGAAATCGGAAGTGAATTGACCGATATCATGAATAGACTTGAGATGAGTAATCATGTAATTGATGGTTTGGAATTTGCTTATGGTAAAGACAAAGCTACATTTGATTGGATTGCTAAGAGCTTTTTATCAACTACTTATGAGCAGAACCAAAGAATTTATAATCAGTTAAATGAGTTAGCCTCACAGCTATTAGAATGTGATAATCAAAAAGAGTTGGAGGCGTATGCCTTGGAAATTGAGAAGTAAGTTACTGAAAAGGAGATTGAAATATGATTTACCAAGAAATCAATTTACCAATCTGGGCTCAATTGGTGCTTATGGTGGTATTAATTATAGCATTGCTTTTATTGCTTTATATTAAGCCCGTAGAGGACGTTAAACAAGAAAATGAAGAATTACCAGACAATCATGTAAGAGAGCGATACGGGGCTTATATTCAATCACAGGGACGATATTATAACTAGAAAGGGGAAAATATGACGTTACAAACTTTACTTAAAGATGATAAAGAATTATTCAATATTGCTGAATGTGTAAAACAGCAAGCAACGCCTGATGAATTAGAGAAGTTTAAACAATTAAATACGAATGAGCGTGCTAAGTGGTTATTCAGCAAATTCAAAAAACGGAGGCTAACTAATGGGAACATTTTCACCCGAGTTTGAGCAAGGTTTGTTAGACCGTATAGACGTAGTAACCGATAAGAAGTTAGAGCTAGAAAAACGGCTACAGAAACAGACGGGCTTAATAAGTTCTAAAGAGCTGAAAGAGGAATTAGATATAACAGGCGCTACACTCACTAGTTGGGTTAAAAAAGGGCTTAAAGTCTATCAACCACCTTTTGAGAGTAGCAAGAAACAATATTTTAGAGTGTCAGACGTGATTAATTTCTTAACCGTACGCTAGAAAGGAGCAATAATTGGCAGAGAAAAAAACTAAAACAAAAGTTTATTTTTGGTTGAAAGTTGATAAAAAGTTTTTTGAAAATGTTTTTATCAAGCGATTGAAAAATATGAATGGCGGATATGCTATGACTGTTATTTATATCCGACTTATGTTAGAGAGTTTGGAAAGTGACTGTATTTTATACTATGACGGCTATCTTGAAAGTTTGGTAGAAGAATTGGCTATCAAATTGGACGTATCAGAAGATGATATTAATATGACAATGGCTTATTTTACCAAGTGTGGGCTCATTCAAATTGATACCGAGGGAAATGCTGAACTACCGCAGGCTAAAGCAATGTTAGAAAGTGAAACAAATTGGGCTAAATACAAGCGTGAAAAAAGGAAAGTTGGACAAATTCCAACCCAATTGGACAACGTCCAACCAATGTCCAACTCATGTCCAACAGAGATAGATATAGAGAAAGAGATAGAACATAAGAGTAAAAATAAGAGTAAGAATCAGAATAAGAATAATGCTACTGCTGATTTTTCTGAAATTTATTCTTACTATCAACAAGAAATCGGTGTCTTATCACCTAATCAAGCTGAACAGTTAGCGGATTATATCAAACTAGATAACTTTGAACCAGAGTTATTAAAGCGTGCCATTGATAAAGCTTCTAACAATGCTAAGCGCTCCTTTGGCTATGTGAATTCTATTCTAAGGAATTGGAAACAAAACGGCATTACAACGCTTGTACAAGCTGAAGAAGAGGATAGGAAGTTCCAAGAGTCTAAGAGACAACCTGCTAAAAGTGATATAGAAAGCACTATCCCAGACGATTTACCATTTTAGAAAGTGAGGTCAAAACATGAAAAAGAACCCATTTGAGAACTTGAAACATATTATAGAACTTGATGAGGTTTGTCCTGTCCATAACGTACATTTACAACAGCTTAACAGGACTGTTGTAATAGCGGGAGAAGCCAAACCGAGAAAGCCCGCTCCTTATTGTCCAGAATGTGCCAAAGAGGAGATAGTTCGGAAGAGCCAAAGCGAACTTGAAAAGCTCAAAAATAAAGAATTGTACGCAAATACTTATAACGTCTTAGAACGTGATAGTACAATCCCTAAAGAGCTTAAAACGTCTACCTTTGACACTTTTATAGCAAATACACCAGAAGAGCGTCAGCTTTTAGCCTTTGCTAAACAGCAAGCGGACAAATATCTAAATGGCATGGTAGGTAATACGCTTATAACAGGCGGTACAGGCATTGGAAAGAGTCACCTAAGTATTTCTATTGCCAAAGCGATAAACGAGGGATACAGGGCAAAAAATGAGCCTAAGAGTGTGTTATTTATCAGCCTTACGGAAATCATTAAGGAAATCAAAGAGGGGTGGAATTATGGCAGAGGTGCCAAACTAACAGAAGCAGAAGCGGTTAAGCTATTGACTGAAGCTAACTACCTTATTCTTGATGACCTTGGGGCGAAGAATGCAACACTAAACCCTAAAAGCGATTGGGAACAAGACTTCTTATTCGATATTCTGAATAACCGAGAAAACACGATTATCAATACTAATCTAAGCGGGTCAGAGTTAAAGAAAGTCTATAATGAACGCAATGCAAGCCGTATTTTGAAAGGTTTAGAGGGTAACACCTTTAAAGCGTTTGGTATCAAAGATAAGCGCTATAGTATTCGAAGATTGAAAGGAAACTAATAGCATTTGAAAAGAGCGGACAAGCTGAAGCACTGTTTTAGTGCATTAGGTTATAAGAATTTTTACAAATGTACACAAAACAATACATTTTCTTATGGTGTATTTGACTTATTGGTTTAACGCTAAAAATACTAAAAATTGGGATATTTGGTAACAAAAAGGGTAACAAATTTACCCATTTTATCTAAAAACACTGTAATTTTAAGGGGTTATCTGATAACAGATTATTAGTACCCAGAATAATGTAAAGGGGGAGACATGGAAAATAACGATATTCAACCAGTTGAATTTGTAGCAGACTTATTGAAACAAGGCTTTTTAATTTTTGAAAAAGATGGTATAATAAAAAAAGTTGAAGGTATTGAATTCGGAAGCGTAGAAATACACTTTAGAGATGGCGTTCCGTATTCATATACCGTACATACAAGAAAATTAATAAAATAAAGAAATGTCAGAGGAAGAACCCAGTACATTTGTAGAAGATTAAAGCTTTTGCAATGTATATTGGGTTCTTTTTTTGCTATAAGGAGGAAGAAAAATGACACAATCAAATGTACTACCAAAAATTCAAGAAATTGTATCGCAAGTAAATGCAAAGCGTGATGTTCTTGATGACTATAAGCAGAAATTAGAAACAGCTAAAGTAGAACTTGAACAAGCGAAAGCAGACAGAAAAGAGTCGTTTACTTTTGAAACAGATACAAAAGTCGTGGAGCTAGAGGGGTTTATTACAAGAACAGAGCGCCGTTATATGGAATTGAAACATTCTTTCGAAGCTGATGTACCTGTTAAGTTGCGAGAAATTGAAGATTTATATAGAAAGTATGTGTGGGAGAAATGGTCAACAGACCCAGAAGTAAAAGAGTTAACGGAGCTTACTGTAGAAAGCTTTAAAAATACG